TCTAGTAGTTATTGCATCTAACGTAACATTAACACTCATTCCTGTAACAATTCCTGAACCAATAAAGATTTCATCTCCCGCACCATTACCCTCTGGGCCTAATATAAAAGCTATTGTAGTTCCAGCAGTTAATGTTTGTTGTGGAGAATCAGTTTCGTCATAACTCATTTCTAAACTTCCTGAAAATGCTGTTCTTCCAGCTACAAATGATTTAGTTGCATCAGATAGTTGAGTATCTTCTACAACATCAGCAGTAGTTTCAAGTGTGTAACCAGTAAGTTCGCCGATACCAGTTCCACCAGCAGTTACTATTCCTTCTTTTCCGAAGTGTGTTGCCATTTTTTAGTTTCCTTTTTTGTGTTCTGTTTTTTTTCTTGTTCTTGTTTATATCCCAATGCTAAAAAATTATCAAGTTGAGTTTCGTTAATAATAACTTCATTCCCATCTTTATATAATTTAATATCTTTTGCCATAATGTCCTTTTATTACTTTTCTTCTTCCTCGTCAATATCTTCTTCATCTAAATCTTCATCATCAAGATCAGAGTCATCAATATCATCTTCAACAACTTCTTCTTGTTGCTCTCTAATTTCTTCGACTAAATCTTTAACTTCTTCGCAAAGCATTGATTCTTTATCGTGTAGCTTTTCAACTTGATTAACTTTTTTAAGTATCTTATCTAATATTTTTTCTACTTTACTCATTATTCTCCTTATGGTGTTCCTGATTGATATTGATACATACATCTCACAACCATTCTAATACCGCCTACTGGAAATAAAGTACCCTCGTCAGTTTCGACTTGGACAACTTCGGTATCAAGTGCGTTGGAATCTCTAGTAATATCAGTTTCCAAAGCAGTTTCAATAGCTGTTATTAAAGCATTTCTTAATGTATCTATATTGGTATTAGACCCTTTAACAAAACCTAATACTACAAAATCAATAGTACCAGTTCTAGTTTTAGCACCACTTCCTAATTCTTGATCTTCCCTATTTTCTTCTGATGTTTGAACAACTACTGCTGGGTATTGTGCTTGTGATAATTCTTCTAATTCAAAAGGTTGTCTTGTGCATAACCTAATATCAGGGCTACTAATACTATTAATAACACTATGTATATTTGATGCTATATCTTCTCTTATACTCATATTCTTGTTGCTCTTATTTGTTTTTCTACAAACCTATTAAATGCTTTACCTATAATATTTTCTGTTCTTGAATTAAAGCTAAAAAATTCTCTTTTTGTATTACCAAGAACTTGATTAAATAATGCTCTTTGACGCATTTGTGCATTATTAAAAGCTAATGATATTTTATTTCTTCCTGTTTTTTTGACAGTAGATGATGGAGTTAAACTTCCCATCATACGACCTGAATAAAATAAATCTATTCCTGTTGGTTTTCCCTCTCTTTGTAATCGTTTTAAATAACCCTCTGAATAAGGTGCAAAAGGACTCCCTCTAAAATCTTGTCCTTTAGAAGTTTTAGTTCTAATAATATCTAATAAATGAAACCCAGCTTGTTTTAAACCTTGTTCAATAAATCTAGGTAGTTTTGTTGCAAGTCTTTTGAAATTTTTAGATACTAATTTTTGATTCGTTTTTAACTTAACTGAAATAGCCATTATCTATTCAGACGTTTATATCCGTGCAAAGATTCTTTTTCACTTGTAGATATAGAACCACCATCATCGCTATCGTATTCAACACCATCTTCTAAAATAGATTGAAATTCTTTCATATAAGCTGATGAATAAAATTCAATCATTCTTTCAAATCTGTCTTTATCAGCTTCTGGTCTAAATTTAGTTAAAGCTGGTAAATAAAATCTTGATAAAAATAAATAAACTCCAGCACGTTCAAATTGGTCAAGATTAACTTTAGTATTATCCATCTCAACTGATCCTAAAACTGTAATATCAGTAAAGACATTAGTTTTATAAACTGGCCACCATTTAATTCTTAAATTTCGTAATATGTCGTTTGTTGTTTGTGCTAAATAATTAGTAGTTTCAGTTGCAGTTGTAGAGATACCAAAATCAAAAGCATCAGGTTGATATTTTGTAACATCTGATGTGGTAATAACATTTGCACCTGTAAAATTTGTCATTGTTTATATTAAAATTAAAATAATAACTACTACTGCTACACCTATTGAAACTTTAGGTTTAGCTTTCATATTATTCCAAACACCTTTTGCTATTTGCTTTAAAAAGATTATATTCATTTTTTCTTTCCTTTTGGTTTTGGTTTTAATTTAACAACATTTTTTGCTTTAGCAATTATTTTGTCATTAACTTTCTTTACTGCTTTTACTTCTTTTACCTTATCAGAAACTAATTTAAAACCTCTCATCACAAAGTGTTTTATATTGGCTTCATATTGAATTTTACTTCTTTCGATAGTTTTTGTTCCATTAGTTAATTTAACCATTGGAATATTAGGAGTTATTATTTTTATCATATTTTTCCTTTAGTTGTACTAAAGGCGATATAAAATACCGCCTTTAATAGTTATGTATATTACAATAGTGATGAATCCATCATTAACTCGACACCATAAGTATCGTGTAATTCTGAAACTCCATAAACTGAAGTCGCAACTAATTCATCTGCTCTTAAACTCGCATCTCTTTGAGTTTCTACTTTGACATCTTGCATCATCGCAAGACCTAGAGCATCTTTATGAAATACAGCACCTTTATAATCTCCAGCTGTTCCTGTATTAGAAATATTTGAAGATTCATAAACATTTACTCCACCTAATCTTCCAACAAAACCAGTTCTCATAGCTTCATTAGCATTTTCACTTGGATTAGGATTCGCAAAGGTATTAGTTAAAGCACCTTTTAAATCGTATGCTATGTATGGGTGTACCACACAAGATAGATTGTCAGTAGGAACTGCTAGAGTTCTCAATTCTGCTAAAGCTTCAAAAAGCTTTGCAGCAGAAAATGCAACATCAGCACCACCTACTATTTTACTAAAGCCATCAAACAATGCAGTTAAATCTACATCAGTTTTTTTAGCAATAGCTTCGCCAAATAATTTACCAATATCCGCAGCAACATTTCTCGGAGAAGCATTTCTGCCTAAATCCGTTAATGTTGTCATAATGCCAACTTCACTTGCTGTTATCGTAACAGAAGATGGGTTGATTGCAGTATTAGACAAATCACTTGCTTCACTTACAGCCGCAGCACTCACAGCAGCATAAATTGGTACTTCAACACTTTTTCCACCGCCTGAGATAGAATAGTTTTTTACCAATCCACGCATTAGTGATTTCTCACTTGCTACGAATAAAGCTTCTGCCACTATCTCTGTGTATAGTTCCGATAGTGTAGAACTTGTTGTTTCGTTTGCCATTGTTGTTTGTCCTTATTATTTATTGTTTAAGTTAATTTGAGTAGGTTTTGAATCTCGTTCTTTGCGATAGTCTGCATATTTTTTACGATCATCAGCATTACTCATATTTAAGTCCTGAATTTTGAAAGGTTTCACAGTTTTACCCTCGATAGCACTCTGGCTTCCTGTACCAGACAAAGACCCTTGACGGAAATGTGGGTTCGTATCTAAAAACTCTTTAACTCTTTCTTCAATTGTTAAAAGGTTTCCTTTTTCGTTATATCTAATATTATTATTTTTATCAAGTATTTCAACACGATTTTCGTCATTTAATTTAATCTCATCTTTAAGTAAAGAAACGACTTGTGCTGGGCTAACAGCTTTATGTTGAGATGCAACAGATAATACAGAATTATCAATACGTTCTTTTTTAATTTCGCTTTTGAACTTACTAATTTCTGTATCTTTTTCTAATATTCTTTGTTGCATAAGCTTTTCAAGTTCAGCTTTTGATTTAGCTTCTTGAACTTGCTTATTTTGTAAAGCTTCTTCATCTTGCTTTTTAACTTCATCAAGTTGTCTTTGGTGTTTTTTGCTTTCAGCATCTAATCTTGATTTAATAATATTATCAAGTTGTGCTTGACTAAAAGTCATTTCTTTTTCTTTAGTGACTTCTGTTTTTGTTTCTTCTGTTGATGTTGGTTCAGTTATCGGTTGAACTACCTTTGTTTCTTGCGTCATAAGACTCCTATTAATTGTTAATGTATTGATGATTAGAACTCTTCATTTTTAATGAAGTTATAATTTCCCTCTTTGACAGCAATTTCAGGCAATCTTAAATAAAATCCCTCTGCTAACCAAGAGTATTCGAACTCATCATCCAGTTTCTTTAATTGTTTTCCAATTTCAACAAACCTATTGTAGTCTTTAACTGATAATGCCTTTTTTTGCAATATGTCGTTAGCTTCTTCTAATAATGTCATTTTTGTAACCCCTCTATTAATTCAATAAATTTTGGATCAATTAAGTCTTTTCTTTTTCCCATTGAATATAATGAAAAATTCTCCGCAAACCATTCTTTATCATTTACTTTTGCATAATTAGATGGACTTTTTACAGGAAATTTGATTGTTAAACTCCTCAAATCCTTTTCAACCTTTGATATATACCCACCACCATATTGATATGTGTCTTTTGTTACATATTTCATTTGATGAACATGATGTCCAAATTCGTGATACATAGTGTTTCTTAATTTATCTAAATCTCCATCTAAATAATGATCTGCACTAAAAGGTCTGTCATATACTACTTTTTTTTCTTTCCATAGAATAGTCTTATCTCCATATTTCCATTCTTTATAAGTTTTCATACTAATATTTGTATTATGTTTTTTATTCATAAAAGCTAAAAATTTCGTTTGCCTTTCTACAAAATTTAATTTGTCAGGATTGATTTTTAAAACTCCATCTCCCATAGCCATAATATTATTTCCTTGACGATTTGAATATATGCCTCTTAATCTGGGTATGTTATATTTTGCCGCAAGATCATTTAATTCATCTAATATTACTGATACTTTTGTTGCCATTTCATCTGATAAATTTCGAAGATTAACCTTACCTATATATTGTGATCCTGAATATCTATATTTTACTGTTCCATTAGGATTTCTTGGGTATCTAATATCTTCTGAACCCTCTTTTATACTTTTGCTAATTCTAGCTTGTGATACTTTTTTAGGTACTGTTCTTATACTAGCTAATGTAATTGGGTTTAAATAACTACTTACATTTACTTTAGATTCTTTTTTAATAATAGGTGTTGCTTTTTTTAATATACTTGATTCTTCTCCATCTTCTTCGTACCAATCAGGATTAACATAAGAGAATTGGTGTCTGCAATTATAACCACCTCTATTAATCATTGGAGTGCCTGATTTCTTACCACTCCACGAATTGCTATTCCATATTCTCGTTATATCAGCAATAGTATAAATACCTTTTCCACTTCTATCATAAACTCCATTAATCATATTTCTACATAATGATCTGGTTGTGGGTATTATATCTCCATAGTATTTGACATAAGTTAAACCAGCATCTTTAGCTTTATTAAAGTTTAGTGTTGCATCAAAATCTCTTAATGAATCGTTTAATAGTTGTCCAGCATATCGTTTCATATTATTACCAGCACGATCAGAACCAAATTTTGTTTGTAATGTTTTAACTGCTTTATCTACTAATGTTGCTTTACTTAAATCGTTCTTATTTCTTTTAATGTAATCAACTAACCTATTCATTCGAGGATCGTTGGAACTAGAGTAGATTCCATTGATGGATTGTCTTAACTCTTTTTCTAAAACAGTAAATTCAGAACCTAATAAAGTATTCTGATAAACTTTTTCTGATAAAGTTCTTGTAAAAGTATTAGAGATGTCTTTGAATTGAGTAAAATATTGTTGTTTAAGATTTTTAACTAAAGCTAAATCTCCTTTTGTAAGTTCTTGAAATTCAGGTGGAATAAGACCAATCGTTTTAAATGCTCGTTCAACTCTTTTAGATTGTTCTCCAAATCCTTTTCTAACAACTCTATCCGACCAAGATAAATAATTCTTTTCTAATATTGATTTGATTTGTGGTCTTATTGCGATAGCTGCTTGAAGATCAATTAGTTTTCCATTAGTAGTAGGAAGTATTTTATTAGCAAGAGAAGCTATATCATCTTCTATCTTATCTAAAACTTTTGTAAGTTGTTGGTAATATTCAGCTTCAGCAATCTCAATTTGCCTAATGCGATATTTTGTTGAGGTTTCTAAAATATCTGCCATACATATTATTCTTCAATGGCTTCTTCATCTACCGATTCTTGTTCTACTTCATCTTGGGTAAATTCGCCCACTTCTGGTTTCGTATCTATTTCATCAAAGATAATATTTAATTTTTCATCATCATCTACTACTGTTCTTGCAATTTCTTTATCTATTTCTTTAAGTAGAGTTGGAGATTTAACATTAATGGCTTTGGCTTGTTGGTAGAATTGTAAGTCAGTAGCAAAATCTCTTATGTTAAATGTATCTGGGTAATTAATTTCTCCATCAAATTTAGTGTTTTGATAAATAGCATAAAGTTTAAATAGTTGTTCTTCTGCTAATTGTAGATTGTCTGCTTTTTCAGATAGTCTAGCATTAAGTAATTCAAATTCTGTTTGTAATGCTATGCCAGATGATACTTGTGTTTTAGTTGTTTGGATTGCACCAGTATGTGAAATTCTATTTATAGCTTCAACCTTTTTAGTGATTGAGTCCATTATGGATTGTAAGCTTGATCCTGATGGCTGTAATAAATAAGGTTTTAAATTAGGTTCAATTTCATCAGGCATTTCTATGATAGCACCAGCACCAGCACTTGCATTAACACTTGGTGTTTTAACTAATGATGGGTGGTTCGTTAATCTTATTAATTGTTCTATTTCACTAAACTCATTGTAAATAGATTTTTGTAAATCAGAAATATCAGTTAAGTCAGATTGACCAATTCCACGTTTGTGCGATTTGGAATTGTATAAAATAACTGCTGGTATTTTGCCAATCTGGTTAGTGGCAGTATCTATTATAGTTGGTTCAGTACCACCAGCTGGTAAATAAATCGTATCAACACGATCTAAATGCCAACATCTAAAATAAGTACCACCATCTCGATCTACTTCTTCTCTCACTTTTAAATAGTTAAGTGAATATCTACCATTAATTTCTCTTACATAATTCCAATCTAAAACATTTTCAGGAGTTACAGTAGAAAGATAAGGTCTAATATCTTGTTGTAGTTCGTCAGCTTTGGTGTTCGTTTGCACTTTAGGTTTATCAAGAATCATAAAACAATGTCCATAAATAGAAGCATAGTTTTGTGCTTGTCGCATTACTGTGTTTAAATTATTACCATCTAAATCAGCATCTTTTAAAAATGATTCTAAACTAGATTCATTTGCCATATCTCCAAAATTTCTTGAAGCTTTAACTCTAAAAAGAAATGAAGAATAGATTTGAATAATATTTTTACAATGATTGTCGCAAGGAGTGTTTGCAAGTCTTTGATTAAACTCGTTGTCAAGTTCTAAATTATATCTATTTAGATATTGGCCAAGCATATAGTCATAACCACCATTATAAGAACGTATATAATATTCCCAGTTATTAACTGTTTCTTTATAATCCTTATGTGTATCGAGTGCTTGTTCTCTGGTGTATGCCATATTTCTTTTCTTTAATATTCCATCTTTGAGGAGTAGTCAAATGTGCCTGTGTGGTTAATGGTTTTATATAATCAATCATATATCCGATGCTGTCATTCATATGATCGAAACCACTCTCCTTATCAGGAATATTTGTATTCTCCTTATAAATCTGTCTTGTCAATCCTTTTACTATAATTATGCACAAATGTGAAACAAAAATGTGTCTAACTCCATTGGAGTCTTTGAGTTTAGAGTTCACAGCATTAACACGATCTCTTATTGCTGGGTGTCTATGTTTAACTTTAACTTTAAATCCAGCATTTTGTAAAATACTTAAATCAGTTCGACCACCAGCACTTGTTTTACGTTGTCTTGCTGCTGGATCAGGGTAAATGAATATAGGAATCTTTGTGCCATACCTATCGTGTATTTCTTGACACATTTCATCAGTATTACTTGAATAAATAATTACTTCATCAAGAAAATACACCTTATCTTTTTCTATTTGTGCAACACAAGCTGACATTGGGTCTACGTTAAAATCCATTCCAATATGTAAAGGTTTTGTCCAATCTATTTCTTTTTTAACAACACTTTCAACAGGGTGAAAATTATAATAAACACTTCCAGCATAGTTCTCAAATGTTCCCTCAAACTCTTGTCTAAAGGTTCT